GCAAAAGGACGTTGGGAGACCAATCAAGGTGGGGAATACTTTGCAGCGGGTGTTGGCGGTTCTATCACAGGACGAGGGGCGGACTTACTTATTATCGATGATCCACACACGGAGCAAGATTCGTTATCCGATAGTGCTATGGAGAGAACTTTTGATTGGTACCTATCTGGTCCTAGACAACGTCTACAACCAGGAGGCTCTATTGTACTTGTAATGACGAGATGGGCTCAAGATGATTTGACCGGTAGATTAATCAAAGCACAAAATGAACCTAAGTCAGACCAATGGGAAACAATTTCTTTTCCAGCTCTATTAGGAGAGGAAGATAACTTACAACCCGTGTGGCCTGAATATTGGAACCTAGAAGAACTAGAAAAAGTTAAAGCGTCAATATCAATTAGAAATTGGTCTGCACAGTACATGCAAAATCCAACTTCAGAGGAAGGAGCAATTCTTAAAAGAGAATGGTGGCAGCCGTGGACCAAGGATATTCCTGCGTTAAAACATGTTATTCAATCTTATGACACTGCATTTAGTAAAAAAGAAACTGCTGACTATTCAGCCATTACTACATGGGGAATATTCACGCCTCACGAATCAGGGCCTGATGCTATTATGTTAATTGATGCGATCAAAGGTAAATGGGATTTTCCAGAATTAAAAATGGTTGCACTCGACCAATATAAATATTGGAGTCCAGAGACAATTATTATAGAAGCTAAAGCTAGTGGACAAAGTTTATTACAAGAGTTAAGAAGAATGGGTATTCCTGTTATGGATTACACACCAGGAAGAGGACAGGATAAACACTCACGGGTCAACGCCTGTGCTCCAATATTTGAATCTGATCAGGTTTATTTTCCTAGAGACGAGCATTGGGCTCAAGAAGTGATTGAAGAATGTGCTGCGTTTCCTCATGGAGAACATGACGATTATGTGGACAGCACCACCCAAGCTATGTTAAGATATCGACAAGGTTCTTTTGTAACTACTTATTCTGACGAGGATGAGGTTGAAAGTTATAAGGAACGTAGATACGTATATTATTAATCAAAGGAGAAGACATGTCAAAATTTAAGAAAAAATTAAAGAAAGCTGCACTCGCTGGTATAGCGTTATATGGTGCATCTAAAATGTTAGGAGCACAAAAAAAGATTGTTCCAACAGGAGCCCCTGCAGGAGCTAAAACCCCATCATCATCAAAAATTAAAAAAAGAGTTGTAGACCTTGGAGATGAAACAAAAAATCTTGTTGGTAAAACTAGAAAGATAAATTTTGATGTAAATGCAAGTGGTAAAGAGATAGAAGAAGCAGCTTCAAAGGTAAAAGCAACAGAAAAGAAAATAAAAAAAGCTGTTGTGAAAAGAAAAGAAGCAGGAATGCTTTCACCAACTATGCCAAAATCTGAAAGTCAATATAATGCTTTGACAAAAGAAAATTCTGGTTTAGATATGTTTGGTGGAGCTAAAAAAGGTAAAATGATTAGAGCACGTGGTGGCGGATTAGCTAAAGGCGGAATGAGACCAACTAAACTTTATTAATTTTTAAGATGGCTGAAATTGAAAAAGCAATTGAAGAGGAAGTTGTAACTCCTGATTTAGAAGAGGTTGATATTGAAGTTGAAGGTGAAGAACCTGCAACAGTAGAAGATGTAGTATCAGAGACTGAAGCTTTTTATAAAAATATTGCAGAAGACATGTCTGATGATGTTCTGCAAAGAATGTCTAATCAGTTATTAGATGATTATAAAAAAGACAGAGTTTCAAGAAAAGATTGGGAAACAAGTTACACTAGTAATTTAGATCTTCTTGGAATCAAACACACTGAGATGACTAGACCGTTTAAAGGTTCGGCATCCGTGACTCATCCACTATTATCAGAGGCCGTAACATCCTTTCAAGCACAAGCCTATAAAGAATTACTCCCGTCTCAAGGACCAGTAAGAACTAGAGTCTTAGGGGCAGAAGATAATGAAAAAATTAATCAAGCACAAAGGGTGCAAGATTTTATGAACTATATGATCACAGAGGAGATGGAAGAGTACACTCCAGAGTTTGATCAATTGTTATTTTATTTAGCACTAGCAGGATCCGCATTTAAAAAAGTTTATTATGATGAAGTGATGCAAAGAGCAGTATCGAAATTTATTCCTGCAGAAGATTTAGTGGTTCCATATTATGCAACCGATTTAATGGAATGTGAAAGAATTACTCATGTAATTAAAATGGGAGAAAATGAAATCCTTAAAAAACAAGCGGGTGGATTCTACAGAGATGTTGAATTAAAACCAACTTCAGCAGGCCCTACAGAGATTGAAAAAAAATACCAAGAGTTAGAAGGAGTTACTCCTTCAACAGATAAACAATATTCATACTCAGTTCTTGAGATGCATGTTGATTGTAACTTAGAAGAATTTGAAAACACTAATTCAGAAAAAGAAGTTAAAGTTCCTTACATCATAACTATTGATGAAGGTTCAGGAGAAGTTTTATCTATCTATCGTAACTACGATATGACTGATGAGACTAAAAAAAGAAAAGAATACTTTGTACATTTTAAATTTTTACCAGGATTAGGGTTTTATGGTTTTGGATTAACACACATGATTGGTGGATTGTCACGTACAGCTACACAATCTTTAAGACAATTACTAGATGCAGGTACATTATCTAACTTACCTGCGGGATTTAAGTCTAGAGGTATAAGAATTAGAGATGATGACCAACCATTTCAACCAGGAGAGTTTAGAGATGTAGATGCACCTGGGGGTAATATCAAAGATCAGTTTCAAATTTTACCATTTAAGGAGCCATCAGCTACATTATACCAATTAATGGGCTTTGTTGTCCAAGCAGGACAGAAGTTTGCAGCGATTACTAACATGGATACAGGTAATGATTTGCAAAATAGAGCTGTTGGTACAACTGTTTCGCTATTAGAGCGTGGTTCGAGAGTCATGAGTGCAATACACAAGCGATGTTACTACTCAATGCGTAGAGAATTTAGACTATTATCAAAAGTATTTGGTACATATCTACCACCTATCTACCCATATTCAGTATATGGTGCAGATCAAGCAGTAAAACAAACTGATTTCGATGATAGAGTGGATGTTATCCCGGTTGCCGACCCTAATATCATGAGTATGGCACAAAGAGTAACACTTGCTAACGAAAATTTAAAGATTGCTATGTCTAATCCTATGATGCACAACTTGAGAGAGGCATATCGTAGAGTATATGAAGCATTAGGGACTCAAGATATAGATCAACTACTTATTCCACAAGAAAATCCAGTTCCTAAAGACCCTGCTACAGAGAATATGGAAGCATTAATGCAAAAACCATTAAAAGCATTTCCAACTCAAGATCATGCATCCCATATTGCTGCACATGCAGCCTTTATGTCTACAAGAATGGTTCAAATTAATCCTCAAGTATACTCAGCTCTACAAGCACACATATCTGAGCACGTTGCACTGCAAGCAACAGGAGAAGTTGGTGCAATGGTTCAAGAGGATCCTCAAATTCAACAAATGTTAGAGCAAGATTCAGAAGCAGCTAAACTTAGAACAGATGCTATGGTTGCACAAAGAGTTGCAGAGATAACTACACAACTTGCACAAGGTGAAGCTATGGGTCAACAGAAAGATCCACTAGTTGCATTGAAAGAAAGAGAACTAGATCTTAAAGCAATGGATCTTCAAAGAAAAACTGAACAAGATTTCAATGGCAATGAAATAAGAGAAAATGAAATTGATGAAAAAATTGATTTAGAAAAAATGAAATTAGAAAATAACGAAGATCAAGCAGCAGAAAGAATTAGAATTGCAGAAGAGAAGCTTGAGATTGCTAGGAAGAAGAAAAAGTAATGCCATTTAAATCTGAAAAGCAAAGAAGATACTTACATATTAATAAACCTTCTATTGCAAAAGCATGGGAAAAAAAATACGCTTTGGGAGGATCTGTTAAAAAATTACAAGGTGGTGGTATGGATGCTTCAAAAAAAGATTTCAAAACACCAGCGCAAGCATTTACTCCAAGTCCTGGTGATACAGGTGGAGAAGGTGGTAGTGTAACTAATACAAATACTACTAATACTACAGGATCTAATAATGTTACAACACCAAAAAAAGGATTAAAGATTCCAATAGTAGGACCTGTTACTTTAGGAATTAATCTTTTACAAAACATAATTAAACCAAAAACAGCTAAACATCCTTTTAGTGCAAACACAGTTAAACAAACAAAAACTAAACCTCCTATGGGTGGAGGAGGTGGAGAAGAACCACAACTTTGTCCTGATGGAACTATGCCACCATGTAAAACAACACCTATAGTTAAACCTAATCAAGCAAACAAATCAAATTTTTTTGAAAATTTTAAAGCATACAATAAAGGTGGAGGAGTACCTTATGGGCCACCCCCATCAAGAGGACCAAACTCACAAGTCCCACCAATAAAATTTTCTAGAGGTGGAGGATCAGCAATAAGAGGAACTAAATTTAAAGGAGTATTTTAATGTGGTTATCAGCTATTAAACTTGCAGTCTCTGCAGGATCAAAAATTTACGCTAACAAACAAAGAACTAAGATAGCAATGTCAGATGCACAATTAATGCATGCGTCTCGTATGGCCGAAGGAAAAGAAGCTTACCAAGGAAAACTTTTAGAAGCCAGACAATCGGACTGGAAGGACGAGGCAGTTTTGATAATTTTAAGTTTGCCCATAGCAATTTTGGCTTGGGCAGTCGTATCGGATGATCCGACAGCGATGGACAAAGTAAAATTGTTTTTCGAGATGTTCTCGCAGCTTCCATCGTGGTTTACAAATTTATGGATTCTTGTCGTGGCGAGCATCTATGGCATTAAGGGAACTCAGATCTTTAGGGGTGGAATGAATAAGGATAAAAAATGAATTTAGAAAGAGATCTACAAAAACTTAAAAAAGAAAAACAGATGAAAGAATCTGCTATTGCTCAACTTAGAAAAAGAAGTAAAGATTCTATAGCTAGACCTAGAGCAGAAAAAAACATTCTATCAAATAATCCAGAGATGCAAAAAATATAATGATAACTTGGTTTGTAAAAAAAATATATCATTATTCAACTGCTTTAACTTCATGGTCATGGACTTGGCTTTATGGTAAGCGTAAAGAAAATGAAATAGATTATTCTAAATTAAGTAAAGGTGATCTTAAAAAACTTCAAGCACAAGGCAAAATAAAAAGCATTTACTTTCCATATAATTAGTTTATAAAAAAATTAATGTTGGATTATCACACTAAAGAACAGATTGTTAATGTAATTAATAGATCAATTAAAGATATCAAAGATCATCTTTGCTATGGGGTTGAAACGGTTGACCAACTGATGTATGCTCGAGGCAGACTCAGCGCCTTAGAAACGCTGCTTCAGGATATTAAAAACCTGCAAAAGGAGGATAACGATGGTACAATTGATAAAACCTAAACTTACAGATTTCGGTAACGAAAAAAATAAAGAAGAGGTTAAATCACAAATTCCAACAGATCCCAAAGGCATCAAAGAATATCTTGAAATCATACCCAACCCAGTAGGATACCGTATGCTTGTTAGACCATGGTCTGGCCAAGCAAAAACAAAAGGCGGTGTAATCTTAGCAGACGAAACTCAAGACAAAATTCAAATGACAACAGTTGTTGGATTAGTTGTTAAACAGGGTGACCTTTGTTATCAAGATAAAGAAAAATTTCCTAAAGGTGCTTGGTGTAAAGAAGGAGAATTTGTTATTTATGGCAGATACTCTGGAAGTAGATTTCAGACTAAATTCGGTGAACACCGAATACTCAATGATGACGAGATCATAGGAACTATAGGTAAGCCAGAAGATATTCTCCATTTATTTTAAATAAAGGAGAATAAAAATGGCAGAAGTAAAAGACTATAGTGCGGAAGCACTTATGGCAAAAGAGCATGAGGTAGAATTAGATACCGATAATGTTAAAGAAGAAAATGTATCTGTAGAAGAAAAATCAACTAAAGAAGAAGCACCTAATTTAAATGTTGGTGAAGTTGATTTAGGATATACAGGTCACGATAAAGCGGAAGAAGAAAAATCAACTAAACCTGAAATAGAAATTACAGAAGATAAACCTGAAACTCCTGTTGAGGAAAAAGTTGAATCTAAAACTGAAGAAGAAAAACCAAACCTTAATGAGTCGAGAAGAGATTATCAAAAAAGAATTGATAAACTAGTCTTTCAAAAAAAAGAAGCTGAAAGAAGAGAAAAAGCAGCTTTAGATTTTGCACAAGGTATACAAAAGAAATTTGATTCTAATCTTAAAAAGTTAAACTCTACTGACGATCAGTATCTAAAAGAATTAGATGCAAGAGTAGATGCTCAAAGAGAACAGGTCAAAGTAGCTCTTCAATCAGCAATCGAAGGTCAAGACGCTTCTAAAATTATGGAGGCTAATGATAAGTTAACTCAACTAGCTGTCGAAAAAGAAAAAGCTAGATTAGAGATGACTAATCGTGAAGAAAAAAAGAAAGCTGAAGAAGAAAAAAGTAAACAACAACAAAACGTACAAGCTGAACCTCAAACAGCGGAAACATCACAAACGGCATCACAAATTACACCTAGAGCCAAAAAATGGGCTGAGGAGAATACGTGGTTCGGGAATGATGAGGTCATGACCAATGCTGCTATTACTATACACAACAATATTTCTCAAGAGGGTATTGAAGTCGACAGTGATGAGTATTATAATGAAGTTAACTCAAGACTCAAAGGATACTTTCCTGAAAGTTTTAGTAACACTAATGACGAGCCTAAAAAAGAGACACCCAAACCCGTCCAAACGGTTGCCTCGGCTGGTCGTAGTCAACAAGGACGCAGAACTGTGAAACTCACAAAGTCACAGGTAGCTATTGCTAAAAGATTAAATGTGCCACTAGAGGAATATGCTAGATACGTGAAGGAGGATAAATAATATGGATAATACGATTAAGAGAACTTCACGGGAGTCAGAGAATAAAGCATCGAAAGAAGCTCCAAAAGCTTGGACTCCACCATCCAGTTTGGATGCACCACCCGCACCGAACGGTTACGCCCACAGATGGATCCGTACTACCGTTCAAGGTTTTGAAGATACAGCTAATGTATCTAAAAAATTAAGGGAAGGATGGGATTTTGTTACAGTCGAACAAGTTAAAGATGAGATCGGCACTAATAAATATCCTTTCTATACCGAAGGCAAATACGAGGGGTGTATAGGAATTGGAGGCCTTGTGCTGGCAAGGATACCAGAAGAGATATTGGTTTCACGTGCTGAGTATTTTAAAAAACTTACTCAAGACAGAATGAACGCGGTAGACAATGATCTTATGAAGGAACAGCACCCGGATATGCCTATCAATATTGATAGACAGTCCAGAGTGACCTTTGGTGGTAGTCGTAAAAAGTAATTTTTTTGCAATATCCACGGGGTTTAAAATAAACTGTTAAAACGGAGAAAACAAATATGGCAAACCAATCAGAAAAGTTCGGTCTAAGACCTTACAGAAAACTAGACGGTACACCATTAGTTGGAGCCCAAAACAGATATACGATTGCGTCAGGTCTTGCCGGTGCGATTTTCCAAGGAGAAATGGTTCAACCATTAGGAACTGGAAATATCGAACGTCATGCACCTAATACATCGGAAGCTGTTGTGGGTGTTTTTAACGGATGTTTTTACACAGACCCAACTACTCAAAAGCCAACATACAGCAATTACTACCCAGGTGGAATTGCTGCTTCTGACATCACAGCATTTGTTGTTGATGACCCAGATGCAGTATTCTTAATGGATGCTGATGCGGCTTTTACTAGAGCAGATCTGTACAAGAACTACTCTGTTACTAACACAACAGGTGTTACACAAACAGGAATATCAAAACAACAACTTGATGTTAGTGTTTCAGGAATTACAGCAACTTTTGCTGTTCAAGCGATAGATATTTCGCAAGATCCAGAAAACTCTGACACAGGTTCGGCTAATGCGAACATTCTTGTTAGAATCAACAATCACTTCTATAGAAGTGGCACAGGTATAGCGTAAAGGAGATAAACTATGGCAATATCACGATCCCAACTAGTTAAAGAACTAGAGCCAGGTTTGAATG